TGAACCAGGTTCCCAGAATCTCATCCCAGAATGGTTGACCATCGACTTTGATGGCATCCTCTGAAACCAAATCTTTAGGAGCTGTATAGTTCACAGTGATAATTTGACACCCAACAGATGCTGCCTCAATGAGTGGAACCATGAATCCCTCTCCATAGCTAGGGGCAAGCAAACAGTCAATCCCATCATAAAGAGCAGCCATTTCCTCATCACTGAAGCCATAGCGCAATCTTAGATTGTCTGGGAATCTCACATTTTCGGATGGCACTCCACAAATCTTCAGCAATCTATTTAGGTCAAACCCTCCCAAGACACCGCTCCACTCTGTGTGGAGATACAGGATTGATTTGGGGTTGTCTCTGACATGCAACCCGAATGCAAGAATCGCCTCAGCGAATGCTTTCCTGTGGATGTGTTTGTTTCCTTTATTGGCTGACACCATCCCAAAGACATAAGCATCTTCATCGACCTGCAAAAACTCTCTGCCACTCTTGCCATCAATCTTCTGCCCTGGCTTATAGATTGTTTGGTCAACAGTGTGAGGGATATAGGGAGCATCAATCCCAACCTGTTGCATCTGAACCTTGCCATCGGGACTCATTGCGATTGGGTTGACATTATCTTTTTTCACCCAGTTCAGAACCCCTTGGGCAAGGAATGTGTGATCAGCTGGAGTCCAGGAGTGGATTTCTAACTGGTCAAGTTGGGGATAGTCATTCAAAACCCAAACATCAAACAGAGTCATCAGCATCTTTGGGCGCTTTGAGCCTTTTGTGAAATGTGAAAAGTTAGGAGCAATCATGTCCTGTGAATAGCCTGTGTAGCTCTGAGGGTAAAGTTTTACATTTCCATGAGGTGTCTCATATTCACCAAACTCACCCTGTTGCCCATAGTTGCAAGAGACAGCAACATTCATGCCATGCCTCTTCATCTTCTCGACCAGCTGAGCAACCTGCCTGCCATATCCGCTAGGGGCTTTGGGGCTGTTTGAGTAGATCATTACATCTGCATCAATTTGTTCATATTTAGAGATTGTCATGTCATCATCTTACCCATAGAAGAAACCCCCTGCCAATCTCCGAACAGGGGGTTTCAGTCTTTAGGAGGGGAGCTTTAGGAAGCTGTTCCCTGGGTGTAGTAGACGACACCCTCTGGCTGAGCCAAGTCACCATCTGCCTTAGCCATCACCCTTACTGTGGTGACATTCTGGTCAAAGGCGTAATCTGCGGATGACTGAACATCAATTCCACCAGCAAAGCGAACCTTGTATTGTGACAGGTCACCAAAGAGCAAGCTCTTCTCACCATCACCATAAGCCATGTGGCGGTTCTCAACTAGGCGGTAGCCTGCAACCTGGTCTGGCTCTCCAACCCTGATTTCATATAGGAAGCGGTTGTCCCCATCCTTTAGCAATCGAAGGTCTTTAGCAGTGTTGGTTGCTGCCATGAAGCCAGCGTTCTGGTTGCGGTAACCAGCATCAACAGTGAACAGAAGTTCAATAACCTCATCAGCTGAGATGGTTCCAGCAGCACCTGAAATTCCTGAGTCGCTTGCAGCGGTCACAATTCCATTTGGCTTGCCTGATCCGTCACCTGTGGTGTGGTCTAGGTTCAACTGGAACTCAAGAGCGTTAGCTGCCTGAGTTGCAATGATGCCCTGAATATCCAGTGAAGAGTCCTGAAGCAATGTGTTGCTGACAGGAATCAAAGCTCCATAGTTGTAAGCCTCAAGTGTGATGTTTGAGAAGCTTGGGGAACTCTCTGGTAGAGCTGAACCTTCTGCTCTCTGAGCTGGGCTTGAGAATGTTCCAAAGGTTGGGAACACAATCGTCTCTGAGGTGTTTGTTGAGATAACTTCAGAGGTCTGAAGAATTGGCCCAACATCCCTCATCTTCATGAAGATGCTGTCAGCAAAGCCTCTGTCAACCAGGCTGTCGCTTGAAACGATTGTTGCCCTGGTCTCAAAGTTTGCACTGCGAGTCTCACCGGTCAAGATGCTGCGTAGTTTGTCAGCATCGGTGTTGGCGGTCTCTACTGGCATGAATCCCTTGGATGCAGCTGAAGCCTCAACTGCTCTCTGCTCTGCCTTCTCTGCGGTCTCGATGCTACGCTCTGCAGCTTCGATGTCCTTTTCCATGCGGTCAATCTTCTCGAGTTCAGCTGAGTCTAGTCCTCGACTCTCAGCCTCTGCTCCAGAGATGACATCCTTGATCTGCTCAAAAAGGTTTGCTCTAACCTCTTGCTGAGCTTTGATGAATTCGCTCATCGGTGTCTCCTTAGTAGTTTGCTATTTGGTCAGTCGAGCTAACTCAGACTTTTACTGGGCGGAGCTAACTCTCGCCACACCTTTCATTTTACCCCCTCAAGTTCCCCTTGAAGGTTATGCTAAGAATGTGAAGGAATTTAGCAAAGAATTGTTCCAGCGTTATGATGCCGCTGCTAGGGGAGTAATCACTGAATGGCTCCAGGATGAAGGTTGGGCTGTTCGAGATAACCCTGACAAATATGGCATCGATCTAATTGCTGAAAAAGATGGAGTGACCTGGCTGGTCGAGGTGGAAATCAGAACCGCTTGGAATGGCAGATTTCCTTTCAATACTCTCCAACTGTCAACTAGAAAAAAGAAATTCATCACACCTCAGACTCTGTTTGTGGTGGTCTCCAATGACCTAGAACATTTCTATGCTGTGACTGGTGATGTGTTTGACCTGGTTGGGTTTGTAGAAAAAGACACCAGGCTAACCAAAAAAGAATTGTTCTATGACATCCCTCTGAAGTTCTGCCATCTTTATGCAATAAAAAACCCCCCTAGCTAAACAGCCAGAGGGGAGAGGAAAACTCTATCGAGTCTCTTCAGACTCCTCAATTCGGATTTCCTTTTCGACCTTTTTGGTCTTTACTTCTGGATTGAGAGCTTTGTGCAGTGCCTCAGCCTGTGTGTCGGATGCTTCTCTGACTTTTCCAACCACTGGATTTCCTACTGCTTCGAGCAGGATTTTTTTGATTTCTTCTTTTGTCATGACATGCCTTTCATTAGCAGTGCTAGTTTCTTTTTCTTTAGTTCGAGTTTAGCCATGCCATCATCCTCAGATTCTGATTCCTCTGGCTCTGGGGCTAGGTTATCAATGACAGAGTTCAAAATTGATTTGTCATCATCAGTGATTGAGTCACCGGTCTCCAACTTCAGGATTGCATCTGCCAAAGCATCAGCATCAACATCAGCTCTCTGAGCTACTCTGTCCAAACCTCTGACAGCAACAGTTCCCTCTGTGGAACCATAAGCTGGCTGAGAAACAACTGAAACCTCTCCAAGCCTGATGCTGGTCAGTGTTCTCTCGGTTCCCTCAGCATTCCATTCATCTCCACCGCTTGGGACAGAGAATCCGAATGACATGCCAGCCAGGTCGCCTCTTTGGATCAGGGTTGAAACATCCCTGCCAGTTGAGGTCGGGGCAATGTCTGCCTCTACTTTCAAACCTTTTTGGTCTTCATACAGCCTTAAGGTTCCAGCTCTGGTTGAAGCTAGAATCTCTGAGCTGTCATGGTTGTAATACATGAAAACATTGTTTCTGCTCTTTAGTGATCTAGTGAATGCACCTGGCTTGATTCTTTCAATGAAGGGCAGTGGATGTGATGGGGAATCAAACAAAGCAGCATAGCCAGAAAAGGTCATGCCATCGCCTTCATCTCTTAGTTCAAACTCAGTCTCGATGGTTCGAGTTTCTAATTTTTTAGCCATTTCGCCTCTCGCTCTTCCCTCTGACTCTTCCTCTATCCTACTAACAACACCCTCAGCAAAGGCTTGAACTCTCTCAGCGCCTCTGACTGTTGGGATTGAACCCCAAAGATAAAAAGCCACAGCTCCTGCTCCTGGGAATCCTTCGCCTCCTGGTTGATTCTGTTCAGCCTCTAGGTCTGTCAAGTGCCTTGCAATCCATGGGGCAATCCTGTTCCATTTGGAAACTGAAACATTACCCCTGGCCATTGCTCTGGCTTCTCTGATGGTTTGCTCTGTGACACCATCTCCAGCCAAACCCTGCTCATAGAGTTCCAGTCCCCTTCTGGCTGCTGCTCTCATGTAGGCAGGAGGTGTCAGGTCAACATCTCTCTGCTCTAGGCTCCTGTCCCCTCTGGTGGACTTTGGGTGGTCTTCTGGTAGAAGGTCATTGTCTGTAATGTAGGCAGAGTTTTCTGGCTCACCATTTCTCAAAAGATAGAGGTAGGCATTGACTCTTGCCATTGCCCAGGATGCTCTGCTCTGCCCTGGTCTGTGACTGACTGAAAAAGCTCCAGCTCCTCTGCGATAAACAGCTGCTAACTGACCAAAAGTTGTTCGAGTATAGTCTGGGCGATCTGCTTCCTCCATCGCCTCATTGTGGTCTCTGACTTTGTTTCTGAGCGCTGTTTCTGTTCGCTCTGAGAGTTCAATGTCTCCACCTGCTCCAGAGGCTGAGCCTGGTTCATTCTCTGCGCTTCCCTCAATCTGCTCTTCTGGTTCAGCTGGTGTTGATGCGCCTTGATCATGCTCCGAGCGATAGCCAGATGCTCCTGCGACATCCTCATATTCTGCATGGGTGGAGCATGGCATGTAGATTGTTTCTCCATTTTCATCCATTTCATGAGTGCCTTCACAGCCAATCTCTTCAGCTCTCTCTAGGGCTTCCTCTTCAGTGGTGAATTTGTCTCCTGGCAGAGCAATTCTGAGACTCCTAAAATCCCCCTCATACTGCCCTTGGGGTTCTAGGTCTTCAGCTAGAGAGATTGCGATGTGGTGGTCGATTGCTTCCTGCCTAGTTCTGTGGCAGAAAACCAGCTCTCCGTCTTCCTTGACAACTGCGAAACCTTCACAGTCTGGATGCTCACCTCTGTCAGTGTAAAAATATGGCATAAGTTAGTCCTGAGTTATCCTTAGCACTCCAAGCTCCAAACCATCTGGGTCGCTCATGGCAAACAATTCATCCCCTGCTCCCAAGTGATAAGTCACTGTCTCACCTGGGTCGATGTGAATGGAGTTGGTTAGGGTCATGTCTGTATTTCCAAAATGAATGTAATTGTTTGAGCTTTTGCTCATGTTGTGTAGGTGAACCACCTGCTCCATGTTGTCATTTGGGCAGACCAGGGTTGCTGTGGTGTTGCTCAAGGTGTGATTGTCATTATGAATTGGCATCATCATCCTCTGGATATACGCTGGCTGGGTCTTCTGGGTCTATGTTCTGAACTCCCTGGAGCTGGACAGATGGAAGACCGGTGTGGTCTATCGCTGGGAGA